AAGTCTCCATTACTATCTTCTTTAGGTAGGTAGATAGTTGAACATTTGCAGTTGCAGTTATTTTTAGCCCCTCCATCGGGGTCACCTGCATATCTCATCATTACACCATCTACATTAAACTTCTTATCCTTATCAATAGGCTCGTGTTGTGACACCTTAATGTGTGTATTACGAGATACTTTAGGATGGTCGTGATGCCATTTCTTTTCATACAAATAAACGCTTTCATCTATTTGTAAATCCTTTGCTATTTCTGAAGCCATCAATGTTTCAGTTTTGCTTATCATCAATGCCCTTGCTTTCACGTTTATTCTACCTTCTAAACCACTTCCATTACTTCCTAATGTATAGCTTTCAATCCTTTTAGCTAATTGCCTTGTAGTATCCCCTGCTTCTATTCCATCGGTAAACGCTTTCCCTACTAACTTACGAGTAGTATCTGTAATATCTTTTATGTGTTGGTTGCCTATTGTGTTTAAATACTCCTGCATTTGAGCCTTGAAAATATCAGAGCCGAAGCCAACTGATATATTGCCACTTTCAGGCAAAAACCTCATAAATAACTGATATGTTTTTTTTGCTGACCTATCGCCAACTACCGAGACAAACTCGTTAAATGCTTGTTGAATAGGTAACGTAGTGATAAGTTCAGTACGCATTGCATTTATAAGAACTATCTGTTGTGTCCCCTCTAATGATGCAATAATAGGCTCTATCTGTTTCTTTAATGCCCTTGTGAATTTAGCATAACCTAACAAATATAGTCGAAGCCTAAACGCTTCCCATTCTTTTACTATCTTTTCCTCTTTAGTCATTCGAGTAATCGAAGTTCTTTAAATTAACATCCATAGGAGTTGATACCTCATCTAATGGCACAAAGTTGGTAGGTATGTATATTTTATCCATTAAGGGGTCTTTATTCGCCTCTTTACCCATCATTAATAACTTCTCATTAGGAGTAAACCACCAAGCCTTATCTAATGAGTTAACCATTTCTCCTAAATCCTGCTGCATTTCAGGGAAATGAGCAATAGAATAACATACACCCTTATCGCTTTCTAAAAAGCAATCATCCAAAGCATCCTTTAATAAATTAAGCAATGGAGTAACTACATTTGAAACTAAAGATTTAAACGCTTCTTGCTTGTTGTTGTAACTTGCCGAAGTGTTATCGAATAACACAGGGTCAACACCGAAAACCTTACATAATTGATTAGCATCAAACTGAATAGATTTTAACACTACCATATCTGCAGGAGATAACCCTATTTGTTGATAGGTTACTGCTCCATTGGTTGCTGAAATCTTTTTAGTGTTATTTGTGCCTGTTATCTTACCAGCAATAAGTTCGTTTAGTTGGCTTATCTGCTCAACACTCATTGCGTTGTTAGGGTCTGCACTCGATAATAAACCTGCTACACCACCATTTAAGAACGCTTTAATCTTTGAGTTAACTGCTTCATTACTTGACTGAATAGTATTCAACGCTGCTTCCAATGGACTTTGTCCGTATAGTTGACTGCCTGAAATATTCCAATCGGGGTTAAAATACTTAACGTGTGTTATTTCTTCAGCAGTAAATTCTACTTCTTGGTCTCCTATTATTAGCTTATAGCCTGATACTGGATTCATCCACCCCCCACCGATAATCTGCACAAATTGAGATGGCAAATAGTAAAGTTTATTAACCTTGCCTTTGTTTACCCCAGAGATAAAACGAAGTTTGTAGATGTAAATATCCCCTGTAATAAGTAGATAAGAAGCTAACGCCTCTATGAATTGTTGTTGCCTTTCATTTTCGTTAGGCTTCTTAAGGATTTGGTTTAGTAGGTCTGTAGGTGGTAAGTCAACTTCTTTGTTATCCTTATAGGTTACTGCTCTGAAGTGAGCATCTGCTGCTTTAGAAGCTATCAATTTAATAATAGCGTACACATCTAAATTCTTTCTATAACCCTCCTCAACATAAGTTCTCTTACCAAGTTGTAAGGTGTAGAAGTAACCCGAAAAGAAACTATAGACTGCCTGATTTAACTTATTTACAACATCGCTGGAATTACTAAAGAAACTTGCTGCTTTATGTTTAAAACTTTGAAATACATTCATATTGGAAACAATTTAAGCAAAAATACTAAAACTTTTAGCAATAAACAAACTACATTGCAACGAAGTCAAACGACTTCAATTCAAACATCATTCTCATCATTAACATATCGGAAATGTCTGGACTTCTGCCTAACTTCTCTTTAACCTTGTCTTTAGGCATTACTGCTAATTTATTATCCTTGTCTGCATTGTGTCGCCAAACGTACTCAAGTTCTTCGTTGAGTGATTTACGCACGTTTACATCTTCGCACCTGATAAACATTTCTCGCTTATTTATCTTTTCAGCTAACATATAGTAACATTCGCTTTTTAGGTTTACATAGTTACCTTTTATTGCTCGTGAGTTATTTACAAAGCCCTTGCAGTTTAATGTATCCTTAACACCTCCACCAACACCATCCTCATCTACTACTACTCTACTCATTGGAATACCTTTTACACTTGCTAAACCTCTTATTAAATCGCTTATCTCTTTTACGTTTTCTTTGCTTTTAATTATTATCTGTTCGCACCGATAACCATTCCATAGCCCTATTACGCTTCTATCTGCTCCGTAACGTGCTATATCAGCAGTTATGTGTAAGTTACCACCATTCACACCCTCATTCGTGTAAAGGTCTGAAATAGCATCGTATTCGATTAATGCTAAATCATTGTTATTGTATTCCCAATTACCAAATAATAAACGCTCTTTGCTTATTCTATCTAAACTCTGTAAATTCTCAATGTAGTATTGACTAATAAAGGGGTTATCGGTTACAAGGGCTTGTATAAATGCTTTGTCTTCGCTTAAATTCCCCTCTTTACTTGGTTTATAGAATGTTTGATAAATAAAACCTTTATCGGGGTTACAAGTGCCTAACATTTTCGGAATTAATCCGTGTTCATCTAATTTGTACCTTATCCTTGACCTTACTATGTTCCAAGCCTTTTCGCTTATCTGATTACACTCATCTACAAATGCACCTGAAATCTCTAAAGAACCTAACTCATCAAAATTAGGGTCTGATGGGTACTGCTCCAAGTCCTTTAGTAGGATTACCGATTTATTAAAAAAGGTTATGATATTGCTTTGTGCATTGTACGAGTAATGTTCCCCTGCTTTTATCCCCTGATGCTTACAAACATCAAAGAAAGAGTTTAAGGTAGTGTCCTTTAGTGTTTTTAATACTGCACGACCTATTAACCACCTTGTGCCTGAATACCTTAAGCAGTTTTTTAATACCCAGTAACAACCAAGAAAACTTTTTGCCGACCCAGCACCCCCTCCAAAAACTATTTGCCTCGTTACTTTATCTTCTAACTTATCTAATGCTTTAGTTTGTTTCTTCGTTAGTATCATAAGTGCGAGTTTCATTGAATGTAATGCCAATATCTACATTGCCCAAATGTTTTAATGTTGTCCCTAATCGCTCTGCTTCTTCAGGTGTACCTATTAGCTTGTATAGTCCCATTTGTAGTGTAGGGTTTTCGCTTTTATACCACTTTGAACGCATTGATGTTTTAATCTCAACTTTGTTTTTTTCAAGTGCTTCTTTTATTGCGTTAGATTCGTTAAGTTTATGCTCGTAAAAAGTAGGCTTTGTGCAAGGTAAAAACGCCACCACATCCTCAATAAAGAACAATTTGTGCTTCTCTATTACCTCTAATGACTTCTTTTCTAAATCTACTGTCTTATATGCCATATTCCACTCCATTCTTCTTTATTTTAATATTTGGGTCAAGTTTACGCATTCGGGCTACTATTACTTGGCAGTACTTTGGATCGAGTTCCATGCCGTAACATTTACGGTTTAATTGTTCCGATGCGACCATTGTAGTACCACCTCCTAAATACAAATCAGCAACTAAATCTCCACTTTTTCCCCACTTATTAAAAAACCAATTTGCTAATTCAATAGGCTTTTGTGTTGGATGAACTCTTCCTTTTGTATCTTGAGATGGCATACCGAAAATTCCTGCCCATTTAATTCTTGCAATATCTCTTTTATGCTTAGTTTTTGACCAACATAGCTCAAATGTACTTCCATACATTTTATCTGAGCTTTTATCTTCTTGTATATCATCATTACCATTTGCTCTTTTATCCCATACAATCCAACTACCATCATTTTTATTAGGTAATAATTCTGCAAAATAATCTGCTCCCCATATAAAAATTTCCTTACAGTCATTAAAACAAGCAAATATTGTATTAATAAGTTCTTCGCTAAAGTCGTCATGGTCGCCCATAATATTATCGTACTTTTTCCCACCAATACCTCCTTTTAATATATCTGATTTCATCCCGCTATAATCAGCATCTAATTTCATGCCATACGGCGGATCAGTAAACACCATATCAGCCTTCTCGCCATTCATCAACCTCGCCACCGCATCGCTATCAGTCGAATCGCCACAAAGCAATCGATGCTGCCCTATCTCAAACAAGTCGCCTAATACAATATCAGTTTCTATTCCGCCTTCAGGTGCATCAAAGTCATCTTCTTCAGCTTCTAATTCTTTTCCAAAGTCTGGAACATCTAATCCCCAAGCATCAAGTTCTTCAGCATCCCACTCGTTAGCTAACATATTCCAATCCCATTCGCCACCCGAAACATTATCTTTAATAATAAACTGCTTTTGTTCTTGCTCTGTCAAATCGCTTACTTTAATAATTGGAACTTCTTTTAATCCAGCGTGAATACAAGCCTTTAACCTCATATTTCCACCCAATACTATCATATCATCATTAACAACAATAGGTCTAATTTCAAGCATCTTTGGAAATTCCAAGATTGATGCTACTAATTTTTTAAACTTATCATCCTTTATTATACGAGGATTGTTTGGGTTAGATTTAACCTTTTTAATATCAATTAGTTCACTTTTCATACGAACAAAGGTACATAATTACTTTTATTTACGCAATAAGCCTATTTTAAGCGTTCTCTTGCTTGTTTAAGCTTGAACTGAATCGCCGTATTTCTTTGGTTCATTTTGCCTAATATCCACTTTCGTGCTTCAATTCGAATGCGACTACGTTGAACAAATTCGTTATTAATAATTTGATTGCCATATTCGTCAACTCGAAGCACATCTTTATTAGCTTCATCGGCAATATCTAATATTTCCTCAAAGATATTATCTGCCCTAACTTGTGTCGCGCGCACGTATTGTAATTCATGTTCAGCACTTAAACGACACCAATCACCCCATGTGTTTGAAGATATCTGCATATCTTTAAGAACCTCACGCAATGGCTCGTCATTTGCAATACGTTGATTCACAATTAAAAACTTCTCGGTTATCTGTGCTGGAGTGTACTTTGCTGCCATGGTCGGTTATATTGTACAACAAATATACAAAATCGTATCGATACGATGCAAATGTTTCGATAACTAAAAGAGTTTACCTTGTGCTTTATACTGCTCAAACCTCTTATTCCCCTGCTCAAAATAGCCCTTGTCTAACTCGCATCCCCAAAAGTCGAAGCCCATATCGTAGGCTGCAATACGGCTTGATTGACTACCTAAGTGAGTGTCTAGTATCTTATCGCCTTGTTTTGCGTAGTTTTGTAATAGCCAACGATATAACTCAGTTGGTTTTTGGGTAGGATGTATTCTTATAGTTTTTTTACCAACACCTTGTATATTCCCCACATATCCGTATCTATTCCCATCCCACATATATTTAAAAATTTTAGCGTTTTTATCAAATGAAGTCCAAGCCATTTCACAATCTGCATAAGTATCTGAATGATTTAATTTATCCCAATTTATAAAACACCTTGTATTCTTTAAATGTTCAATAAAATAGTTACCACCCCAAATAATTTGATTTTTAGATACACGAAACAATTCGTTAAAATATTCTTTATTTGGTATTTTATCGTCCCAATTATTATCACTAATATTTACAAGCCTTTTATTTTTAGTTACATCAATTCCATACGGAGGATCAACAATAGCCAACTCAAAATAATTATCCTCTATGCCTCGCATATACTCAATACAATCAATGTTAAATGTTTCTGAAATCATAAACTATCTATTACTTTTTTTAACTTAATTATTTCCTGCTCTAACTGCTTAATCTTATCTTCCTGCCACGCCACCGTCCTAATCATATCCATATTTAGCCGTGTTGCCACCTCAGAGCGTTCGTACTGAACGATAATATACTTAGAGGCACTATGTAACCATTCGTGGTACTTTTGCATTTGTAGAGCCTTATTTTCATCCTTCGACTCAATCGCTGCTTGCTGGTACTTTACCGCAAGTAGGTCGAGCTGATTGATGTGAGTCAGCTTCTCGATGATTGGTAACATCGGAGCGGCTGAGCGTTGCGGGTTAGAATGGGATTTCTGTATCATTTGGTTCGGGATTAAAATGTTTACTTGGTGTTAATGGTTCGGGTTGGATGTATTCGGTCGATGCTTCTTTGAATGAAAACTGCTTGCGACCTTCAACAAACTCATAGTACTGATTCCTGCCTGAATCGAAGTACATCGTGACCTGACCAGTCTGCCCAACTCCTTTAGGCTTGGACTTCTGAACGATGATGTGAGCTTCGTTCTTTGCAAATGGTATCCCATCATCATCGTTCATCTGTGCGTTTGGACGATAGACGCAAATCATTTGCTCACCTTTTCTAAACGCAGCTTCACCATTGGCAATCCGTCTTGGGTCGGCAGGTGGGTAGTAGAACGTTCCCGAATCTTTATCTCGCATCTGCTGGTCCTTCTGATTCGAGACGTGCATGACGATGCAGTGGTGAACATTCCGTTCTCTTGCCTGAGCTCTTACCTTACCGAGCACTCGTTCCATGTACATATCACGTGCTTCACCTTCTAGCAGGTGTTTAACCTCATTGAATGGATCGGTGGTTATCGTTGATATCTTACACCCATGTTCCGATTCAGTCTCATCGATGAGCTTGTAGAAATCATCCATCGTCACATCACGAATACCAGGATCAATGATGTAGAAGAACTCCCCTACTTCCTGCTGGATTCGAAACATCTCCGCTTCTGTCATACGTCTTCCGTATTTCGAATCTATCTCGAAGAAACTAAGCCCTGACCATTTGTGCAAGATTTCTGCAAATATCTCGGCTGGTGTTCCAGTCTCAGGCGAGAATATGATATGCTTTAATCCGTACTGCTTCGACAAGTTTACAAGTATCTGAAACCAAAACTCACTCTTGCCTGAATAAGGAGCACCGTAAACGTATGTTGTTGCTCCAAGCTTAACACTCACGAGTTCATCAAGTCCAATGAATCCAGTTGAATACCCTTTGGTCAATCCAATATCGTAAAGTTTTGATATCGCTTCGTTATGATCGTGTACTTTGCTTACTTGCTTCATGCTACTCCTCCGTTACGTTTAGATTTCTCGATTGCTGCTGCTCGTTCATTATCACCAAGGATGTTGATTGATGGTAAACCAGTGTTCGGACAATAACCCCATTCAAATGGATTCGGAACGTCTAGTCTTGGGTTGGCAACTTTGCGTCCCGATTGAAGCGTCCGAGTTGTTCGATCAGAGAACAACGTTTGGTTATCCTGAATCCACTGGTCAAGTTGTTTCGGTTCGAGCCTCTCCCATTCTTGTGCGTTGGAAGAAGAAAAAGAATCGGCGAAAGCCGTGTTTTCTTTTCTTTTCTTTTCTTTCTTTTCTTTTAATGGTTTCGTTTGGGTTATACTTTGGGTTATGGTTTGGGTTTTGTTTGGGTTATTTGGTATTGTTGGTCGACCTCCTTTTATGCCGTTCTTGTACCCAATATCACGTCTTTGGTTCATCTCTTGCATGCGTGCGTTTAGGCTGTTAGAGTAGAAGTGTTTTGAGTCTTTTGATAACAAACCTAGTTCGATGCACTTATTTATTATATCGTTAAGTTTAGTATAATCAACACCCAAAATAGTGCTTAATAATTCGATGCTGGACTGGTCCGAATTGAACTTATAGTCAGTAGATTCTCTTAAGGTTTCGACTATTCCCCAAAATAATCCAATACCTTCCCATCCGAATTGATGCTTTAGTTTAAGCATTTTTATATCTCTTGACGCACTTGAATCGTGCGAAAAATAGTATGCGTCTTTTTTCTGTGC